CAACAACCGTCATCATAACGATAGACTCCGTAACGAGGCCGAAGATGCGACCCACCGAGGTGGACAATCAATAACTCTGAACCCGACCACTGGATAAATTTGATTGAGGACACCCTTAAACCAAAAACAAAAATAGAAACCATATATTATGGCTAACGGAAATACTACTGCGTCCCGCTTGGGACAAATCAACGCTGCCGGCGATGTCGATGCGTTGTTCTTGAAGGTGTTCTCAGGAGAAATCCTGACCACCTTTGAAGAGATGAATGTTATGAAGGGTCTTCACACGATCCGCACCATCTCTAACGGAAAGTCTGCTCAGTTCCCTGTAACTGGAATTGCGACTGCTAAATACCACACGGCTGGAGAAAACATTGCTGACGCTGGAAACAGCTATCTCAGTTCTGTTAAGCACGCTGAGAAGGTCATCACGATTGATGATGTTCTCCTTGCTTCCACCTTCATCTCTAACATTGATGAGCTTAAGAACCATTACGATGTCCGTAGCATTTACGCTAAGGAACTCGGTAAGGCTCTTGCCAAGCGTTTTGATGTTGCGACCATGAAGACTCTTGTTGCTGCTGCTCGTTCTGCTACCACTATCAGTGGCGGTAAAGCTGGCATCGCTATCGACGGAGGTGAGGCTGCTGACTTCAGTGCTGCTGTCATCCAGGAGAAGCTCTTTGAGGCTGCTCAGAAGTTGGATGAGAACGACATCCCGAACGATGGACAGCGTTACGCTATCTTGAAACCGGCTGATTACTACAAACTTGTCCAGTCTGACGAGAATGTAATCAACCGTGACTTCGGTGGTCGTGGTGACGTTGCTACTGGTAACATCCCAATGGTTGCTGGTCTTCGTATCTTCAAGTCCAATCACCTCACTGACGTTGCTGTCGCCGAGGCTGCACAGGACCAAGATGATGATAGCTCCAACAACGATGTCTTCGGAGGCAGCGGAACCGGATACAACGGTGACCTCTCCAAGACCTTCATCATTGGTGGACACCCGTCTGCTGTCGGAACTGTCAAGCTTCTTGACCTTGCTACCGAGAGTGACTACAAGCTTGAGCTTCAAGGAACCCTGTTCGTTGCTAAGTATGCAATGGGCCATGGTGTTCTTCGCCCTGAAGCTGCGTTTGAAGTTAAGGACGCTGACTAATACCACAACAAGGTTTTCATCCCTGTCCCCTTCGGGGGATGGGGGTGTTGCCTTCCCTTTACTTTTTCTTTTATAATAACAACAACTATGGCTACCCTGACTTCTGAACTTAATGCGGTTAACACCATGCTGGGATACATCGCGGAATCTCCTGTTAACTCCATTGCAGACACAACTGCCCTGCCCCCGTCAGCGGCATTAGCTAAAGGTATTCTTGATGAAGTCTCTCGTGAGGTTCAACAAGAAGGGTGGCATTTCAATACAGCTAAAGACTACACGCTTGAGGCGAACTCATCCAACGAGATTGTGTTACCTGATAACGTCCTTCAAGTAGATGCTGTAGACAACACACACGATGTGGTCCAACGAGGAAACAAACTGTTCAACCGTAAGGACTACACAACGACTTTCACCATTGATGAGATCAAGGTAGATGTTACCTTCCTTCTCGACTTCACAGAGCTTCCCGAACAGGCTCGACGTTACATCACACTCAAAGCATCCCGGATGTTCTCCAACAGGCTTGTTGGTTCGCGTGAGATTGAAGCACTTATCTATCGGGACGAGATCATGGCTAAAGCAGCTATGGAAGAAGCCGAAGGAACCAACTCAGATCGCACCATCTTTGACAACTACGACACCGCAAGTCGCATTGGGATTAACCGGAGAACCGACATTGCGTAATCATTAACACATGGCTAACATCACCACATCCGTCCCCAACCTGATTCAAGGAGTAAGCCAACAGTCTCCTCGGGTCAGGATTCCTGGTCAATGCGAGGAGCAACTTAATGCTCTTCCTACGGTCACCAAGGGACTCACCAAGCGTCCACCAGCGCGGCTCATCAAGAAGCTGACCGATGCGAACGTCTTTAACAAAGGCGACATGATTCACTTCATTGAGCGCAGTGCGACCGAACGGTATGTGGTTGTTATTGAACACAGGAGTCAGAGTGACCGCCAAGGTGTTCTTAGGGCTTTCAATGTGGACACCGGAGCGGAGGCAACGGTTGAGGGTGTTACTGGTGGGTATAACATCAATAACAATTACCTTACGATACCCACCGCTTCAGACTCCCACAAGCTCCTCAAAGCTCGCACCCTTGGAGACAGCACGTTCATTCTTAACACCACCAAGACTGTCGCCAAAGGCACGGAGAAGTCCGAAGCTCTCGACAAGTCACGCGCCTTGGTGTTCATCAAGCAAGGTGACTACGGTAAGAAGTATGGTCTTAAGTTCCGTGAAGTGGGACGTTTTACTGGTTCGGGAGCAACCTTCACGCTGACTTGGGAAGCGGTTGACATCAAAGGGTTTTTTACAGCTAATCTTCAAAATCGTTCCTACCGCTTGAAGTCTGTTACTGTTGCTTCTGGAGGCACAGGTTACGCAGATGATGACACACCTACTTTGGATTTTGTTGGTGTTGATTGGCAAGTCCGTCCTGAGATTGTTACCACTATTCAAGGTGGTTCGGTTACTAACGTAGAGTTGGTTCATCCAGGACAGACTATTTATTATTACACCAACTTAATAGACCCCACGGCCCCAGAGACTCAACCTCACAAGACACTAGCTGAGTTTCCTAGTTCTTCTAGCTCTTCGGCTCCTTATGAGGAAGTATCTATTGTTACTGAGACCGCGACTGGGACTGGAAGCGCTAAAGAACAAGTAGCTGATTCTACGTCCATAGCGCGAGAACTATACCTCGCTCTTACTAACCAAAGTCAAACGGCACATTACACACAAGCAGACACAAACAACGCAGCCGTAACCTCGAAATACTCATTCACACTTAAGGACGGCTCAATCATAATCCAACGCAATGACGGACTGGACTTCTTTGTAGAAGCCTTCGACGGTCTCAACGGATCTGGATTAGGACTCGTCCATAAAGAGGTTGATGCGCTCAGTGATCTTCCGGTTCGCGCACCTGATGGATTCCGTGTAGCAGTCCGAGGTGAAGCTGATGCTAACGAGGATGACTACTACCTTAGATTTGAGAGTAACGATGGACTAGCATTTGGAGAAGGAGGATGGGTTGAGAGCGTAGGACCAGACCTTGAAGTTGCCTTTGACGCTGACACCCTTCCTTTACAACTGGTCAACACTGCTCCTGACACCTTCGCACTCAACACTACCTCATGGGGAAGACGCGAAGCGGGAGACGATGAAACCAACCCGTTCCCTTCCTTTGTCGGCAACACGATCAACAACATGGTCTTCTTCAAGAACCGCTTTGGGTTCATCTTCCAGGATGTCATTGTGTTGTCCGAGGCTGCTGAACTGTTCAACTTCTTCAGGACTACCGTAAGGGCGTTGCTGGATACCGCCCCGATAGACATAACATCTGCAACCGCTAACGTGACTGACCTCCGCAGCAGTGTAGCATTCCAAGAGAATTTGTTATTGTTTGGTAACCGGGGTCAGTTCGTCTTGAAGGGCGACCCGTTGACAAACGACACGGTAACACTCAATGCCATAACGAACTACAACTCGGACACCACCGCAGACCCGCTTGCAGTAGGATCGTATGTTTACTTTCCGTATGAGCGTGGAGAGTTCCTTGGAGTCCAAGAGTATAGCCTTAACGCCACCACGGATGTCTATGACTCCGATGAGATCACCACGCAGATCCCAGCGTATATTCCGAAAGGGGATGTGTTATTTTCTGCTGGGACATCCTCAGAGGAACTCTTGGCGTTCGCTACAGGAGGCACGGACATCTACCTTTACAAATACTTCTTTAATGGACGAGAGAAAGTCCTGAGTTCATGGGGCAAGCTAACGATGCCTTTTGATGTCATTGGGATGCACTTCATGAAGAGTTCGTTGTTCTGTGTAGGCGACAAGGATGAACAGTCAGTGATCTCTGAGGTTAAGTTTGAAGAGCTTCGCGTAGAGGATGACACCACAGGAGGCTTCACGGTTCACCTTGATCTACTCAAGAAGCACACCTTTGATCAGACTGTTGTTACTGACGCAGTGGACATCACCATCGACCTCGGGTTCGTCCCAGAGAGTGGAGATGTAGTTGAGGTGTATGACTTGGATGGAAGGAAACTGAACATTGTTTCAATTAACAACAACACCGCCACCATCCAGGGCTTCTACAAGACATGCTTCTCTGGTCTTAAATACAACATGGAATGCACCTTGAGTGAGCCTGTGTTCAAGCAAGGCAACCCTCCGACATCCTCGGGCCTCGCTCGGTTGATCCTTCGGAATGGCACGTTGTTCTTTTCGGAGGCTTCATCGTTCCAGCTTGAGGTAACACCTCGCGCCCGTGACAAGAGAGTCTATTCTTACAGTCCCTTAAACATCAACGTAGATGCGCTGGGGTCGCGAGCTTCTGAGGAAGGTAAGTTTCGGTTTTCCATCTATACAGCAGCACCTGAGTCTGTTATTAAGATTGTAAACTCAAGTGCCTTTACTGCCAACTTCCAGTCCTGTGAATACGAAGCCAACGTCCACACCCGTTCAACTAGAATATAACAACGTCTACATCCGTTCTGCACTCCCAAGTGACATCGAGGACGTAGGCGATAACATGCGGGAGATCGACAAGCTGGAGTGTTTGTTAAGCTCGGGGACTCGCCCTAGAGACGCTATACGCGCCGGCCTTGAGACTGATTTCCATACATGGACTATCTGCTCCAACAAAACCAAGAAGCCTTTGGCGTGCTTCGGGGTTGGCCCATTGATGCCGAATGAAACCAATTACATCTGGTTGCTTTGCACGGATGACCTGGTTAAAGAATCGGGAAGAGAGTTCGCCAAAGCGAGCAAAGCGTGGGTTAAGTTTATTGTTAACCACTACCAACTTCCTTGTGTCAACGAGGTCCACACCGAGAACACCCTAGCGTTACGCTGGTTGAAATGGTGTGGTGCTACTGTTGAAGAGCCAAAAGAAAACGATTTCTCCTTATTTATTATACACCCCAACGAATAACATCCCTTTATGTGTGAACCTATCTCGATCATAACTGGAGTAGCAACTGCTGCCACCTCTTATTCCGGTCAAAGAGCTGCTGCTAATGCTCAAGAAAAAGCTCAAGCTGAAGCCTCTGCTGCTGAACAAATCAGAGCAGGAAAAGCAAACACCGCTGTCCGTCTTAGACAGGCTCAAGAGAGCATAGCACGCGCACAACGTAAAGACGCAGCGCAGATCAAAGGGATGGCTGCAAAGTCTAGCACTACACTCAGTGCGCTCACAGAGGGAGGCGTAG